ATGGCCTGAACCTACCCCAACACCAAAGGCTGTAACATAGTTCCCATATAATCATTCATCATCCCATTCTTTGAACATCTCTTCTAGGCATCGTAGAAACATTGCACTGTTTGACTTACTCATTTAAGCACCCCATTTTAGATATGCTATACCAGCAAGAGTGAGAAACAGCATTACTATGCCTAACGGCATGAGGTTGATTTCTATTTCAGCATTTATTATGTCATTTATTAATCGCTCATCTACTAGAAACATACAGTGTACTTTCCACACTAGGAAGTAAAAATAAATTCCGACTTTAAGTGCGCTGCTGTTGGTCGGATTTTGGCCGAAAAAAAGCCAAAAAAAAGGCGAAGTGGCCTAGTAAAATTAATTACTAGACCACAACGCTTTACATTCTCTGCACTGCCATATGTGCAAAGTCTCAGAAGAGCCAACGACTCTGCCCTCTATTCTTCTAGGAATAGTTTCCCTAGAACATTGAAAGCATATCTTAGCCAGTGCCACTGCGACCACGTTCGTCTTCAATCAGATTCTCCATGTACTCTTCGATGGTGGATTCAGTGTATTTACTGTTACCAAACGCAGCGAAGAATAAAAGAGAAATGATGATGACGAAAATAATCCATCCGAACCATTCCCAAGGACTCATCTACCACTTCACCTCCAACTCTTTTGCTTTTTCTTCTTCTATGGAAAAACCCTTTACTATGCTGTTTTCTTTGCCGTATACCCACAGGTCATAGACTAACTCGCAGTCCTTGAGACAGTAATCTGCTACTTCAGTGTATCTACCGTCTTTCCATACCATAGGAGCATCAGCACTATCCATGAGTTTGTCTGCACCTAATGTGTGATGCACAAGATTAGAAAGACTGTATCTCTCACCGTATTCCTTATTCAGTATTCTACTGGTATCGATGTAGGCTTTCTTATCTAGGTATTCCTTAATACAGTAGATATCCATTGCATTCTTCAATACTGCTAAATCGAAAGAAACAATATTGTGTCCTAGAAGAACACCATCGTTCTGTCGGTGTGTATCTAAATCAAACTTCAACTCGGAGAGTGGCTTAACTACAACATTTGATTTTCGTATCGAAGAGATTGGCTCGTCAATATACACAGTTCCTGTATTACCATCCCATGTGCATACAGTAGACACTTGAAACATATGCGTGTTTCCCCACCCACCTATTTCATGTGAGTAGTTCTTTGTCTCAATGTCAAGGGCTAAGACGTTCACTCGTCACCACTTTCCCCTGTCCAAAGATTTGCAAGTTTCTTAGCCTGAGCCTCTTTTGGATTCGGTGCTTGGATTAGGTTTGGTTTAACCATCCATGCAACTAGATGTTCTCCACCACCAACTGTTATCATTGTTGATAGATACCATCCATCATTCCCATATGTATTCAGGGACTCATTTATCGTTTTTGGGCCATCACTTACTGGAAACACCAAGAATTGATGTTCGTATGTATCTTTTTTTGTCATTCTTTTTCCTCCTTATTTTTCATTCTCACATATGCTCGTATTCCGATTTTCTTGTTATCGAACATATCTGAAATCTCCTTAAACTGTCTGTATATGGTTGCTTGTCCCTTCTTAGTATCTTTCCTTACTTTCTCTAACAATAGTGCTTTATTCACCCAACCATCATCATCTTCTCTCAGCAACTTAGTGTACGCCATTCTAAAAGCATTAACATTCACTTTCTCATGTAAAGCAGTTGCCTTCACCTTCAAGGCTACATCAAGCCACGTTACCAGCGATTTATAGCATTGTCGAATGACCGAAGAGGCTTGCCGTACATGCCTTTCGGTAACAATAAACCTCTTTTCTCTGTCCTTGATGTTTGGTGCTTCGGCAATGCAACACAAGACTGCAAGCCTAGTCATAGTCTGATTCAGCCTTGTGATGAAGTTGCCAGCAATCTCAAACACTTCAGGTCTACTGCTTGAGACATAGTTCCTCATCTTATTGGATTCATTCTTCAAGGCATCATTGAATCCTCTACCGAATCTGATAGTGTGAAGTGGGTCATTACCCGCATCTTCATATCTCTCTTTTAGTGCATCGTAAATCAAAGCGAAGTTGTTTGCATGTTTCTGAATAGGAGCATTCTTGGGTTTGATTGTCCCTATCTCATCTAGAATCATTTCTCTCAATTCATCCTGTATTTCCTGTGGAACTTCTCTGATGTAGATTAGAGTCCTTTGGATAACTCCCTTCTCTGCTATTATGCTAGTTAGAGTCTTAGGGATGTATGTAGTTGCATACAGACTTCTTTGACTTCTGCATTCAATCATATCACCTTGACGTAGTTTCTTCTGTATAATCCAGTTCTCCCCATACAGGGTGTTCATTAGTTTGTTTAGATACATGATTACATTCTCTTTATGTTGAGAAGCCTTGAAGACTCCTGAGTATTCAAACTCATCATAAGCAATCAAACCACTTCCTTCTAAACCTCCATCTATCTGAACTAGTTGTTCTTCCCAAGATGTGTTTCCATTCTCATCTTCTACCTCTACTCTCTCCTTCTCATTAGAGCCAATTAAAGCAGCATCAGTAGCATCATCAACAGAAAACACATCAAAGGTAGTACCATGTTTGGCATTAATCAAACGCATGGCTTCCTTGCCAATAGGCCCAAAGAAGTTATACATCTCAGTCTTACCTGTTCCTGATGTTTGCATCCACAGGAAATGTATTCTTGTGTCATCTCTCCTTGTGCCACTTGGTATGGAAACCATGTCCTTTGACAATTGGCCTAAGATAACAAAGAAACCAATCGCTGCTGGTATCTCATTATACTTTGACATGTCTGCTGCATCTTTCACATACTGTTCTACCACCTTTGGTAAACTGTTCTTCTTCTCTATCGGAGCAGTTACATTCTCACTCAATCCTTCGTAGTATAGTCGGTCTTCATTATATTCATCATTTTCATTACTCATTCATATCACCATTTTTTCTTCTTTGTTCAGCACATCGATTAGCCTCTTGGCAATCACATTTCCAAACCCATCTAATTCACATATCTCCTCGATGGATGCCTCTCCTATCTCCATGATAGAGCCGAACCTTTCTATCAGGAGTTTTGCTTTCTTCGGGCTTATGCCCTTTACTGTGCATAGCACATCTATTCTCAAATCAGTAGTCGCTATACGCTTTCTGATTATACTAGGAGTGTGTATCTCTCTATCTATTGGATGCATCTTACAGACAACAGCAATCAATCTCGCTGCTTGTCTAGCAGATGATACCCAAATGATGTTAGCGTCTGTATCTAGTATTATCTTACCAAACGCACCATCAAACTTGTTTCTCAGCATTCTTGCTTGTCCTGCTTTGTTGTTGACATAATGCAAGTGATTCTCCAAAGCATCATTGAAACTGCCATATACAATCACAACGTTATTCATGAACTTAGCATCCATGTTATCCAATTGATTCCAAAGCCTCTTGTTTATCACAGAGGATAGGAAATCAAAAGTTGACTTCGCTTCAAAGCAGACATCAGCAAAAGTATAGTCTCCGATATCCAACCATTCCTTCTCATATGGTATATTCATCTCCTTACAGTAGGTTTCTACTAAGTCAGAAAGTTCTGAAGATTCTCTACTGTCAATCTTTAGTTTATCCATCGTGATACCTCCAACACTTTCCCACACAGAAGCCTTGAGGAATCAGCACATTACTACAACTAGGAGCGTTATACCCCTTGTCCACTATTCCCCTAACATACCTCTCAGTAGTAGGTGCATTCCAATCAAGCCATATATCGGTCTTTGATGCTATTGTCTCAAGTTCATTCATTATGCTAGTTGTAATTTGTTTGTTCTGCTCAAGAGTAGGATTCCTATTACCCATGCTCAGTAAATCACGATACCATTGAACAAGATAGACTCTAGCATAATGACTAGGGTTCTCAACCATAATCGCATTATGCAAACATGGAAGAATAGGAATCTTACCAACAGGCGTTGGAATGTCTACCTCTATATCACTCATCTCGATTGGTTGCATCTCAGGAAACACTACTAGGTTAGTTCCGTTGTTTGATACTATCTTTCTAGGTTTCTTAGCCATCTCCAAGATAGACTCTAAATTTCCTTCTAGGTCTTCAATCAGCAGAGGTATACAGAAGTAGGGATTACCATTCTCATCTGAACTACTTAGGTTCATTGAGTTTGGTACTCTCCTTAGCCTATTAGTTTGGATACCCGTTCTATCAAGCGTAGGCACACCATCACTGACTTTGGAATAATACTGTTGAATGCTTCGGATATCATCAACGGGTTCTCCATAAACAAAAACATGGAAACCCTTGCCACTAAAATACATTTTGAAGATGATATCTTCAGCGACTAAATCAGATACTACTTTCTTTAGGTCACGATAAGCATCTTCCAACGGCTCATCGTGGGCATCAAAATCTAGGAATGCTCTGTCCAATACAACAGAGTTTTCCATCTTCACTTCATTCTTGAAGTGTTCAAAATCATATACTGTCGTGTAGCAGTTCATCTTCCCGTTGAAGGAATTGAACCAGTTAACAAACTCACTCTTCGTCTTGACTACTCTTCTCTTCATCTGTGGTGCGTTTCTTAGATGACTTCCTGCCCACACTTCTCTTGGCATTTTCATTTTTATTATCCTCCTTAAATGAGACTTCCGCTTCAAGCAATTCTGCTCTGACGACTTCTGCTATTTTTATTCTTAATTCTGTCATCACTGTGTTCATGTATATCTGACCAAATGGTGTTCTTTCTTCAGCAAACACATCTGTCTCCCATACCATCTTCAGTTTATCAGTTGTAGGCATTTTCTTATACAATATCTCTGCTAGATTATTCACTGTCTCAGATACATTCGCAATCTCTGAGAAACTCCATACTTTTTGTTTTAGTTCTTCTTTTACCATTTCATCTATCATTTTTCTTTCTCCTTTTCTTATATTCTTCTTTTGCTTTGTAGTAGTCTTCCCACTTCATCAAAACCAACTCTCAGTATTAGCCGCATCACATATGCCAAAGAAACTACAATTAGAACATGTCTTTGCAAAATACTTCGTTGGGAATATACCAGTCTCATAGGAATGAATCATCTCTGCTATTCCTTTCTTAACAGCAGTTATACTACTCTTCTTAGCATCTTCAACATAGATGTAATTAGCAGCAGGATAGTACCAACCCCAATGAGAGATTGGTAAATTAGGGTCAATACCCATTTCCTCTAACTCTGCATTTGGTGTATTCTCAAAGAGAATCTTATAGAAAGCCATCTCCTTCCTCATCATAGTAGTCTTCCATTCTTTCCAACCACCAGTCTTCAACTCCATAGGAATGTATCTATCTCCTTCCTTGAACATTCTATCAATGATTCCCTGTAAGTGAACGGTGTAGTTCTGAGATAGTTCGTATTTAGGATTCTCATTCCTATCAATCTCAATCCTAGCATCTAGCATTATTTCATTAACAACAGGAACAAAGTCATCAGTAGTTCCCTCATCTTTTGATTCTAAGAATCTATTCGCTTCAAAGATGGACATTGCCTCATACATCTCGGTGTAGTCATCAATTGGATGAAGGCTCATACAATAGTTGACCAGTTCCTCATGTGATAGGTTCTCTGCCTTCTTCACATCAAAGGCATTGAAGAATGCCTCTCTAGCATTGTGTATGATGCTTCCTTTAATCATCACTTCTGTTGTTTCTATTGGCCTCTTCTCGACATATTGAAACTCATATCTCTTTGGACACCATTGATAAGAACCGAGAGAAGACTTTGATATCTTCAATATTGGTTCTCCTTCTTGTCCGTAGTTTTCGGGTTGCCATTGGTATGTATATTCACTCATTTATTTTCACTTCCATTATTATCAAAACCATTCCTCCAAGGATGATTGTTGTGTGTCTTTCTTTATCTGCATTATATCCCACCCCATTGCCCTGAAGATAGGCTCTGCCTTCTTAACTACTGATTCTGCATAGTGAGACCAGTCAGGCTCAAAGTCACTAAACTCATCAGCAGTTAATCTAGATACATAGTTAGGAGTAGTAAACTCCTTAGTTATAGGATGTAGGTAATGCTCTCTACAATTCTTAACTCTAAGATAGAGATAAGTGTCTTCTATCTTCTCATAGTCTTGTGAATGACTAAACAGAACTCCTTCGACTCCTGCTCCAAAGGTAGGTCTCTTACCACCAACAGTTACGAAGTTAGTGTGTTCCATTTCCCTACCTAAGTCATCAAAGCACTTGCCCCCGCTATCCATTAAGTCAAAGACACTTACTGACTTGTTATTCCAACCCTTATCGAACCTAGCCTTTGGATTACAGTCCTTGCAAACCAACCTGAATCTCTCCTCTCTGTATCTGCTTCTTTGTAGAACATCCGAAAGTGGAATCTTACCTTTCATGACAGCATTATACTTGTCATTCAGATAAGAGGCGATTTCTTGCTCTGTTTTACCTTCTACCCACATGTTTAGGACAGAAAGTTGAACATCTTTGGCTAATTGTGTCAAAGATACCCTCTTTGCAGTGAATCCAGTCATCACAAACTCTTCTTCATCAAGGAAATCTCCATCTTTCCAAGTAATTAGACCTGCATTTCTGTTTTTTGTTGCTCCAACACCTAAAGTTCGGAAGTATTTCTCAAACTCTAGTGTTACAGGGTGTTCTTTTAGACCCATTACGTTAGGAAATGCTTCTCTAACATGCTCATTCAGTATTTTTAGTGTCTTTTCAGCAGTTTCGATGTTATTATCCTCAATATCAACGTAAATTGAGTCAGTATGCCCATAAACTACCTTCATATTAGATTCACATCCTGTAATATCGATATAACACCATAAATAAACACAATACCAAACAAAACTCGGCCTGTTACTCTAATAACAAGCCTACTATCCTTGAGAATCTGACTTAACGCCTGTTTTCTCAGTTCAGTCTCTGATTTAGGCTCTTCCTTTATCTTTACCTTCGTAAAATCTACATCTGTACTCTTGATTGGCATATTACATCACCATCCTATACAGATACTGTGTATTTTTATTTGAGTTAGTTTCAGGTATGAGTAAATCCTTTCTATCTAAGTTGTGATAAGCGACAATCCTGCTAACAATATAGTATGTATCCTTTTTAGGAGAGGGCAACCCAAACATTCTGTTTCCCCATTTGATATTAGTATAGAATTCACTTTTCTCAAATATCGGTACTTCTAGGGTTGTAGAGGGTGTAGAGCCAGTCACAGTTACTTCGCCTATCTTAGTGTTAGATAGTTGATTCATTCTAGCCCACATCTTGCTAGGTTTCAACACGGCTTTTCTCTGTTCACCATCAACTACCTTTGTGAAAGTAACATCATGATTCGTTAAATTAATCAACTTCATCATTATAACTCCCTCACTTTGAATGCAGCAATACGAATGGCTTCTCTAGCACTAGCAGTAATGCTCGCTGCTAAATCAACATCAGCCCAACCGAACCCCTGATACGCAATAATACCATAGAAGGAAGCCATCAATCTCTTAACAGCAAGTTGGTTGTTGTTCCATTTTACATATTCACTTTTACTTTCACTTTCTTTCATTTTCACTTTGTATTCGTTTCTCAGTTCTTTCAACTCTAGAACCGCTTTGGGTAGTAGTCCTAATTCATTTGTGTTGTAATATCTCATGTCATAGTGTTCAACTCTAGAGAAGTCCTTTGGTGTTCTTAGATTTACACCAAATTCAGTTGGTGTGTCTGACTTCGTTTCCCAAGAGATATTCCTAGCAATCATCATCGATGGATACAGACCTGCAAAGTCAAACGCTGCAACACCCAAATGAAGGCCATTTGTGCCTTCACTGAGCGGGTCATAGACCATCGCCCCATCATACTCTACCCTGTCTCCTTTCTTGCCCGTAGGTGCTTTCCATGAGGCATTTCTCATGAAGTATATTCCACCCATGTTACTAGCGTAGAAGCAAGCATCGAACGGTGCAATCAGTAAACGTTGTAACGACAGTATTGCTTCAGTAGTGAAGTTCTCATCGTCTATCCTCTTGATTAACTCAACGTCTTTCAAGGCATACTCTAGATATGTCTCATTGTCTTCTTGCCATCCTCTCCTGAAGAACTCATTCTTATCAGGAAACTTCTCGCTAACTAGTTTCTTTTCTCCTAAGACATACTCTGAAACATAGTCTAGTGACAGAGATGGTAGAGTGCCTCTCTGTGCATCGTTCCATTGTCTCTCAAAAGCCAAATCAAGCGGCACACATATTCTGCCTTTGATTGGCTGTGCTATTGGAGAGTAGTTCTCTATCTGCTTAGTCTTCAGAACTCTCTTTCTCTCCTTGATGTTCCATTCAACTCCTGTTACTTCATGAACAGGAGAAAGCAATCGAGGGTCTATCCTGTTTGCGTCTAGCCTCTCAATCAACTTAGGCAAGTCGAACTTCCATCCGAACCAAGAGATAAGCATGTCAGGGTCTTTCTCGACCAACATCAACATGAATCTCTCAAGAACGGTTCTCTCAGTTTCATCTGTATCGGGAAGCCAAGTTAGTGTGTAATACTCATCATCATAGTTATCGTAAATGACAATGGCAGTAATAGCACCATCATGCTCACCGCCTTGCATCCACTCCATATCCCAATACCATTTTCTCAGATTGTACTCAGGAAGTTCATCTAACTCATCAACAGCATAACGATAGTGATGTTGAACATCTGCTTCATACGTTGGAATATTTCTATCATGATAGTATGCTCTAACTTTACTAGTAACATTTCTAGCATCGGACTTCATTGTTTTGTATGGTGTCCAAGTCACTTTCAGCAGTGCATCTCCTTGAAGGTTAACCCAATCACCTCTTTCATAACGAATGGTAGCGGGAAACTTCTCCTTCTGCTGATAGCCTTCCTTCAAGAAGACCTTGCTTTCAGTCTCAGCGTCTACAACATTGGAAGCCTCTACAAAGAAATATGGAGAGAAGTCGGCGTAGGGAATCTCTTCCTCTACAACCTTCTGCTCTTCATCTCTCCATCTTAGAAAGATGCCATCTTTTGTATTTGCTATTATCATATAATCACCGTGTAATGTATGGGGCTTTGATTAGTATCCTATCTCCACTAGACCAAATCACAGGAGACTCGTCTTTGAGATAGATAGTGACTGCAACAGAACCACGAAAGAACTTGTGGAACTGTCCAGTAATTTCTACTGTTGCTGATTCACCATTTGAAGATACAGTGTCTACTACTACATCCACCTTGTCAATGTCAGACCTTCTGCTTGAGATAGTGAAGACTTCCTCGTTAGCATCCAACAGATACTTTGCATTGTTGATGACATCACAGGTCTTGACTGCATCAGTAAGCAGGGTAGAGCCTGTTGTTATGATTGATTCAAATGTCACACTACTGAATACTGGATTCTCAGGAGATATATTGTATCCTTGAATCCTAGCAATCATGGTTGCATTTGGATGATTAACGACCAAAGGAAGACTTGCTCTCTTTCCTCCTCCCTCATCTTGTAGTAGAATGAAGTCTTCTGCATCTAGTAGAACACTGTCTCCTGTAAATGTCTTAAGATACTTCAGCATCTTATCTATCTCTACGACAACCATGTTACTTGCATCTTCTCCTCTATCTCTCAAGATGGGAACAGTGACACGGCAGATAGTTTGGTTGTCTGCATTGTATATATTCAGTAAGTTATCCTCTACGAGTTCAAGCATTGCATAATCTGTTAGTTGACTATTCTTTGCTGAATCTCCGTTGTGATACTTTCCCTTCATCCATACATCTTCTATTGCGTTTGTTAATACTCTATTTGCTATTTCTATTTTCATTTCTATTCCTCCTTCGTTGGGTAGATGGGATGGGCGTTAACCCACCCCACCTACTTTTACGTTGTATCAAAGTTCTCCTGCTTTTATTTCAGGGAAGCCTGTCCAGTCCACCTTACCATCTTCAATGGTTAAGACCTTCAATCTCTTACCAATCATCTCAGGCTTTCTAGCACTTGCCTCAACCATAGCGGTAAAGGTAGCACCATTCTTCCTGATGTCTCTTGACATCCTTACAGTAGCAGTAAAGATATCCTCTGTTGTTGAATGCCAGTTAGCCT